CTGTATAATACCATTTACTATCTCGTCTATTATGGCGGACTTGGCTTCTACATCTTCTTTAATATCGTGGATTTCATCCAATTCTTCATCTGTTAAATTAAATTTCATTCACACCACCCACAACTACCAAAAGATAATTTTTCTTCTAACTTATCACAAATCTCGTTATACTCACCAACAGTAATACCATATTTATCGAGTACATCCTGCGTCGGCGAAATACGAGTAAATCTCATATCACGACAACAATAAGGTTCTGCTCCGCGGGAATCTCTATCATACTTTTCACCGAAATCTTCCCAGTCTGCATAAACATCATTAATTCTAAATGTTTTGGTTTCACAAAACGCATGAAAAACTTCAAGTTCCAATTTCATTTTTACTCCTCCTTATTTACTCGTATTATTATCAACAAGCGGTAAATCATAATAAAAATCGTAATCTAATGGACTAAGCCATATACTATCCTGCATAAATCTACCTGAAAGTATATCCGAATTATAATCCGATATTTCTGTTGTTAAAAGAATAACATTATTCGGATTCGATTCTAGTGCCAGTGTTATAGCTTTATATCGTTGTTCATACTGAACATACTCCCTATTTTTCATAACTGGAATATGATTACATATAAATATAAGAAACATAAAACAGGTCGCAACAATACCAACAATACCAATCACAGTACATAGGGCACTAATCCCATCATTAGCACCGTCTGTTTTAACTGCTATGCACATAAACACAATGGAAAGAATTACGCCAACACCTATAATCACAGCCTACCTCCTACTTCACTTAAAAACTCTCCACTTAAATTTCATACACACCACCCACATCTACCAAAAGACAACTTTTCCTCTAACTGACCTGCTACAATATTGTACTCGTCAATATTAATTTTATACTTATCCAGTACAGACTGCGTTGCAAACTTAGGCGTAAAGTGCATATTTTCACACATATAGGAATACGGACTTACCGGTAAACTATCCTTCTTTTCACCAAAATCATTATAATCTGCGGCTATTCCATTGATTTCAAATATGTCCGGCTCACAAATATTTCGTGCCACTTTTAACTTCAACTTCATTCAAAAAATCCTCCATATTGTACTCAAAAAATACACGCTTCTTTTTTCCTCTTACTTCTATGCAATCTGCAATAGTTAGAGCCTTTGCATAATTAATACTTTTCCACCCACTATCTTTACACACTTGCAATCTTTGAATTGGAATAAATAATGTAACATTCTTATCTATCCACCAACAGATTACTCCAGCAGTAACACCTTCTATTTGTGACTTTTCTAATAATCCTTCCCACTGAGCATTACTTATACTGCCATATTTACGCTTAGGGTCATTACTGTGAATACTTAACGTATTTCCGTGAATGGACTTACATTCAAAGTAATATTCATATGGTTCTCGATACACTATAAAATCACATATATTTGTACTGCCTTTATAATGAGTTGTCTGGTCATGTAATCTATCTATAGATACACCGGAAACTTTTTCAAAGGACTCTCGTATAACATCTTCAAATTGCTTACCGCGATTAACTGCCATTATCACGCCCCACAGGTGTAATACTAATCACCCTATACTCACAATCAATGCCTAGACCATACAATGCTATACACTCTGCTAGAGAAGAAACAGTACACTCCTGTTCTTGCCATTGCCAACCGGACATTTCATCCCTATACTCGAATATAATATGCAACATTTGCTTACTCATACTTATCCATCCTTTTGACATTGAGTTTTATAGCCACAATAACTACACGCTTTTTTGCTAACCGTTTCCGGTTTCGGCGGCGCTATCATACGCTTAACATATCCGTCACAATCTTCAATATAACCTATTAAATTCTGTTTCATTTCATCTGTCGGCACAAACATGAACGCTTTCATATCAAGTATATCCCGACTAATATAAACAAATAAAACTTCTGGTATATCAAACGCAACAGAATACGCTGTGCCTTGATTATAATGTGACGGGTCTACTCCTCGTCTATTTGCGAACTTATAACTATTCTCGGTCTTAATTTCCAGTATATAATAGTGATTCTTGTACTTAATTATACCGTCACACATAAAAGACATGTTAAGTTTAGTGTGATACAGTTTTGTTTCCATGCCGTTCTGAGAAACAATATTAAGATAATCAAGACCTCTTTGGCGCACATAATCCGCAACATTTACATACTCACAGTCTATGCCGTTTTCTTTCATTTGTTCTACTGCCATTTGAGTACGTACATGAATATCTGTGCCGCTATTACAAATGCCAACAAGCGTATAATTTGAACTTCCTTCGTCTGGCTGTATGCCTGATACTTGATAATAACTTGCACGAATACAATTCATACCAGATGGCTTATATGTCTTACTCGGTAATCCAGTATCTTTATCGGCGGTCATTTCTATAGACCGCTTCAAATCATTTAAAAACGCTTGCTCCGGCGGTAATGTCTTTTTAGCGGCTTCAATTAGTTGTCTTACATTCTTTAGTCCTTGTCTAGCCATTTTTCTCCTTTCTATTATATGTGTATATTACTATTATACATTATAGAACATGAATTGTCAATGAAAAAGAGACAACAGTATAAATTTCCATATACTGTTGTCCCTACAATTTAATTATTCTTCCTCAACGGATTCATCTTCCAGAAGTGCTACTACAATAGTAATATTACCATCTGTCATTTTAATTGCATTATCGTCACCGTAATAAAGTTCAATTCTATCGCTCTGAATAGCCTTTACTTCCTGCATAAACATTTGAATATCAATAGAACAAGTAAAGTCCGTGAAATTCTTACTTTCAATGTAGTCAATAATTTCTACGCCATCTGCGGCTTTAGATGATACCTGCAAACCAGATTTTGTGAATGTAAGATAAACGGCGTTCTTGTCATACGGTCCAACAAACAGAGAAAGTCTATCAAGTAGCTGAACAAGTGTTGCCTTAGGAATAGCGCAAAAACTATTAATATCTGTATCTACTAAACCGGAAATTGCATCAATGGCATATTCCTCAATACCATCCATAAATTTTCCGCATACAATACAATCAGGTGAAATAAATATAATATCGTCACCGTTGATTTCTACATTGATTTTTTCCTGCGTCATTACAGAAAGTAAATCCATCAATTCAGAACTAATCAGGCATGCGTTGTCAAACATTTCAACATCCATGCTTGCAATCTTAAACGTATCAGTGGCAACAATCTTGTCATGCACATAATATCCTGTATAACACGGGTTCTCCAGTGTTACAGCAAGTGCTGGTTTAATTGTGTCAAGAATAACCTGAACAGTTGTTCTATTAATTGTGCCGGCAAAATTCTCACCAGCAGTATAAAGATTTGAATACGGGTCTGGATACTTGATTGCTTCTCCATTTTCATCGAGCGGAAGTTCAATCTTATAATTACCGTTACCTTTTACATGAAGAATATTATTCTTTACCTCAAGTGTAACATTTTCGCAGGTCATTCTTGACACAAGTTTAGAAAATGTATTGGCGTCAACTACTGCATAAAAATCTTCTATTGAAGCCTTATCACCAACAATATAAAGATAATTTGTCGCATCCGTAGTAATGAGTGACAGTACACCATTATCTACTTCAATACACATGAGACTTGTAAGAGGAATAAGTTTATTATTGCCTACTCCCTTAATTGAACGTGCTACCATTTCTTTAAGTTTCTGGGTTGATACAGTGATTTTCATATTATTTCCTCCTTAAATCTATAGTTGAGATACCTTCGGTATTATCTCTCCAATGTTCTGCAAAATAACTTTTTGTTCTTGTTCTCATATAAGCAGGTCCATAATAATCATGCTTATTTACATGCTGTCTGCCTGCTCTTTTCATATTATTGTGGGCTACCGCTCTATCTAATTCCCTTGTATGAATCTGTGTTGGTACTCTATCAATCATCGTTTACTCCTTTCACAACAGCTAAATCGTCCCAATATTCATCGGCACTTATCTTTCTTGATTCAGAATAACCATATTTTAACAATCTTTCCGGAAGATTTTCATTAACAGCGTCAAATTCTATTCCCCAATTAGAACACGCATCAACGGCTTCTTTTAACTGGTCACCGCATCGACAAGTCCATAATATTAACTTCGAACCACTCGACTTTTCTTTCTTTAACGCATTAATTATGTCCCAATTTGGTTCTCCTATATTGGGCCAATCCAACGTACAAATGCAACCGTCAAAGTCAACCGCAATTACTTTATCCGTTTTCTTTGTACCAACAATGTTTGTTTTCAGACTGGAACTACTCATTGTATGATTTCTTGATAAGTAAAAAATTTCTTTTCCCAAATTCTCTACAATAGACTGGCCTTCAAATCGTTTATTTTTATAATCTGCACCCAAAAAATAAACATCAAAATTAACGGACAAAAGTAATCTATGTGCGTCCTCAGAATCTTCATATGGTATAACTTCGTCCACGTATTTCACTGATGAAAGTTGCGTGAATCTTTCAAATATACTTTGCACAATATTTGGTTTTCGTTCAGGTTTACAATACAACGCTACAATTAAATAGTCACAATTAGACCTTGCTTCTTTAAGCGCAAGCATATGACCAGCGTGTAACACATCTGCGACCATTGGAAATAAACCTATCTTCATTTTTTAAAATCCTCACTTATAATCTTCGGAACTGACCTTTCCCAGTCTATCATATGGTGTATTCTACGATGATTCATACCCATCATATCAATAAATACAGAACTTGGACACAACATAACAGAATAAAACGATTTGACATACGTGCCGTAAGTTAAATACGAATCCTTGATTCCGCCGCGCCGTTTCTGAGTTTCAATAGTGTCCATAACAACATCACGAAAGGTCAAAAATAACTTTCCTCGCTTACCGTGGTCTACATAAGCATTAACATCATCATTAAATCTACCAACATATTCTATTCTGTCAGACACTCGAACAAAGAATCCTTGCATGGCTTTTCTTCTATACATATTAGCATACATAGTTGAATTTTTACCGCCAATCAAATCACCAGTTTGAGCAAATGCAAGAACCGTAATTTGCGTATTATCCATATACTCCAAATAACAAGATATGACAGAATCTAAATCAGTTATGTATTTTGTACACAGCTTTCCGCTTTCGTTTAAATAACGATGGCGAAAACACATTAAATCATCATCCGCCTCCAAGAAATATTTCAAATTCAATTTCTCTGCAATATCGTATACGGCATTTCTAGCGAACGTCGGCACACCACGACCAGTAAAATTATCCATTATATCAAAGGTTTCCCCAGTAAGTGCCTTATCAAACATGATAACGTGTTCTTTGCCATACTTTTGATAATACTTTTCAGCCTGCTCGTCCTCGTTATCAATAATAATATACCACCTACCAGTATAACCATAATTCTTTAAGGTCCTAACTGTGGATACGCTACGGGCTCTGCCGTGGCTCAATATAAATACGGCAAAATCATCTCGCATATTACACATCATCCTCACACTTTGTATCACGACCAGTTGCTTCCACAATTTCATTTATTTGCTTACTAAGTCTAACATACCCATTTGCGATGGCATCATTTATATCAATTATAACCAACGCAGACTCTTCCATAAGTTTTTGCATTTCTGGTGTAGCGTGAGCATAATAATCCGCAATTTTTGCATAGTTAAATACAATGTGCCTACTTGCGGCGAATCTTAAAAATTTCTTCTCCTCTTCGGAAACTGATGAATTATTTATATGTGAAATAAGTGTGCCGTATTTCTGAATATTTAATAACTCTGCTATATTAGGACAAATCCGACTTGGTAAATATTGAGGAATGTTAATTCTTTTAGTATACTTAGAATCTTCAGGTTTTGTTTTGACTTTAAATAAAGGCATATCACTTGAACTCCTTTGTAAACTCTTTAATGATGTTCTCATTCACACCATTTAATTTATTAACCAACCATTCATACTGCTTTATACGAGCATCATCATAATAATTTTCTAACGCCCTAACTTTTTTAGGTATGTCACCGAAACTATTGTAAATTAATCGTTCATCAGTAAATCCTATTATCTGGGAATGGGTGCGAGAAAATAATAGCGGGATACCAAAAGACATTTTTTCTAAATCTGCGTATTCCATAGCATCACTCCATAACAAAGAAGTTCTTTCTATAGATTTTCTTTCCGCAACATCAGAAATAATCCAAGATTTAGAGCATAACAACGATTTATTCTTAACACACGTACTTTTTGTGCCTAACGCACAACACACACCCGCAAAATAATGACTCCACCTACTCTGTATATCTTGTACATTATAAGACGGATAAATATTATACTTATATCTTTCAGGAACTTCGCCATAATTCTTTAAAGTAAATTGTGGTTTTAGTACTTTAGGAGATTGTGACATGTCAAATATAGAAAGCATTTGTGGAGGACAACTTATACCATTATCCTTTTTATGCCAACTAAATTTTGCTCCTTCATGTAAATAAATATAATCACCAAACTGCTGTACAAACTCGCTATCTATAGAATTAAAATATCTAAGAAATCCCTTATATGCTTCAACTCTACCCGCTGTAAATATTACTTTTTGACGGTCAGAAAGTGCAACCGGATTATATTTTGGCAAAGTATACGCATTTATATTCATTAACACCGAATTACAATAGTTAAATTCATAAATTGATTTATTTAACGAATAGATATAATCAAACATAAAATTATGCCTATTGCACACGGGTAACAACTTATATAAATCCAGTAATCTACGAGAACAGTGAATATAACAAAGTTCTACATGTGGATATAATTTTCGAATATCCACTATATCATCCAAGACACTTTCTGGCATGGTCTTTCCAAACCATAAATTTACAAAAAGTAATCTATCATTATTTTTTGCCAATTCAAATAATTCTTCTTTAGATTTATATACATGAACATGATTTTCAAGACTTAATCTTTCTTGCCATGTAAACGTATAATCCCTAAACCAAACATCTATACCCAGTTTCGCATACTCTAAACAAAGTGTAGTGGCACCACCACCCTCGAATCCAACTGGATTTATAATCGCTATTCGTTTATTCATGCGCTATACTTTCTCCATACCACGCTTTAGTTATCTCAACATCGCATTTAATAGGAATACTTAATCCACTTTCTGCCGCTTTTGACATAAGCATTGCAAATCTTTCAGAACACTCATTTACATTTTCTTCTGGACACTCTGCTATTAATTCATCGTGTACAGGTATAAGAAGTCTGAATCCTAATTCTTTTAGTCTTTCATCATTGCCAACTAAAATCATTGCTAACTTGCTCATATCTGCGGCTGAACCTTGAATACGTGCATTTACACACTGTCTTTGTGCATCCGCTATCTTTGCTCCGTTATCGACAATCCATATTCCTTCTTTGTTAGCATCTTCAAAGATTTTTCTTTTCTGTCCGAAATACGCTTGCCTTAACCGTCTAATGTACTTGTTTTGAATTTCTTCAGGCACTTCCAACACTTTCTCAGCATCTTCTTCCTCATCAAAATCAAGTAAATCGGCATCCAACGGACCTCCATCTTTCCATACAAACTCAAATTCTGGAAGTTGTAAATCGGGCAATCTTCTTTTTCTACCCCACAATGTGGTAACATATCCTTTTTCATAAGCCATATCCAAACTATCTTCTTCAAACTGCGGAATTGCAGGAAATCCCTTGAATACAGAATCTTTTATTGCCTGTGCTTTCTTTGTTGTCGTTCCAAGCTGTTCTGCAATAGACGGCACTCCTCTACCATACAGCACTCCAAGCAAGATGCTCTTGGCTTGACTTCTACGATTCTTTCCATCCGGATTAGTTGTGCCGTCGGGTCTAAATTCAAGACAATTTTCATAAGTTGTATTAAAGGACAATGCGGCGATTTCTGCATATAAATCTTTCCCTTCTTGATATGCTTTAATCATCTTCGGGTCACCACACATCTGCGTCATAACTTTAGGCTCTTGTTGTGAATAATCGCTAGACATTAAAACATAGCCATCTGATGCCACAAACATCTTTCGAATATCTTTATTATGACTAGGAATATTTTGCAGATTTGGGTCCGAACTACTGAATCTGCCAGTCTTTGCACCATACTGATTAAAACTACAATGTATTCTACCGTCTTTCGGATTTACACAATCTGGTAATTTATCAATATATGTGCCGATAAGTTTTGACAACTCTCGATAATCCAAAATTGCTTTTGCAATAGGGTTATCAATCTTTTGCAAAATTGCTTCTCCTGTACCTCTAGGACTTTTTGGGTCAGGCGGTTCAATCTGTAAAATGTCATAAAGAAGAATTGCAATCTGTGTAGGACTTCCCATATTAATAGGAGTATCTAATTTATGATTTACATTCTTCCGTTTATACTCCTCAATTTCTGAATCGTATACAGAACAACACCTATAAAATTCTTCCGTCTTTTCTTCTAGCAGTTTATTGTATCTCTCCGATAACTTTTGCTGATATTCAAAATCGAATTTCACACCATTATCTTCCATATCACAAACTACTTTTACACACGGCATTTCAATATTGAAGAACACCCAAGATACACCATTCATTCCATTTCTGTCTTCATGCGGTCTTGTTTCATCATAATATAAATACTGTCTCTGGTATTCATACAATTCATACGTAATAACCGCATCATGTGCCGCATAAAGATAGAATGTATTAATAGGAATCTTGTCTGCTGATAAACCTTTGAAAAGCGCATCGAACTTAAATTCATCCTCTTTACCATCAAGCACGTATTTCTGATGGAGTGCTTTAAGTCCGTGACTTTCCTCATTTTCATTCATAAGTTTAGCCGCTAAATAACAATCCCATGTGCAATAAATGTTCTTCACACCAAGCTGATTTCTTATTACTCGCATATCAAATTTGGCATTAAACATTATTATATCCAGTTCACTTCTTGCTATTAACCGCTTTAACTGTCCGGCAACCTGTCCTTCTGTAAGCTGATTATCAACTCTTACGCCTGTAACATATGACACATGATTAATCGGAACATACGCAGGTTTTTGATTAGGTGTATAGATACAAAGTCCTACAATCTTATCTATAATCGGGTCAAGTCCTGTTGTTTCAGTGTCAATACTAATAACACCATTCTCATAACAAGCACAAAAATATTTGTTCAAATCATCAACGGTTGTGATTATCGCATAATCATTCTTAAACTTACCAAGATGTTTTTCGACCATCGCTTTAATCTGATTTATCTGTCCTAGCAGTCCACCACCTTTTACAGTAGTGGACCTGCTGACAGACTTTTTTGTTGATTTAGCAATGGCTTTATCTTGTGCTTTACCCGCTCTCTTGGGAACACTAAATAATGCCATATTACTGCACCTTAATTCTTAATTGTAGCAGTCACCATAGCTACAATTTCTTCTGGCGAAAGTGTTCCGGATTTCTTCTTTATTACGTCAAGTTCTTTCTCTAACGTAGCAACCTGTTCTTTGAGTTTCGCATTTTCTTTCTCAAGATTGCACTTTTCACGATACTCTTCCCAATATTGAGTGCACCGCTTATCTGCCTCCGTTTTTGCATCAAACGCCTCTGTAAGAATGTCACGATATTCCTCAGAACTAATAGTTACTGTGCCGGGTGCATATGTCTTCTTTTCTTCGTTCATATGGTTCTCCTTTCTTAATTGATTAAAAAGCCTCTCTACGATTTGCAGGAGTACGTCTTGTGCTTCGTATTTCTCCAGCAGGCTCTTCACTTCTACTAGACCTTCTTCTCACAGGAGCTTCATCTCCATCGGGCGGAAAATATCCATTATCAAGGAAGAATTCCATATCATCTGCTGACTTATCAAGTACAATAGTGCCTAGCGGATTAGATGCCTCTGGAAGGTCTTCTAAAGTAGTATTATCTTTATCTACTTCATAGATTTCATAGGTAGTTGTCTGCTCACCCTTTTTACCATTTCTCTCAATTTCAAACACATGAGATACTACATTCGGATAACGGGCACAGATAGAAGAAATCTTTGCGACAAATTTCTTTCCACGTTCCCAAACCTGTACCTTATCTTCATCGACATTGTAAAGAGGAACGAATAACTTCGCTGTAGTAAACATGCCTTCACGGCAGAATGGGCACTTATCTTTAGGCTCATTGTACTCTCTGAGACAATTTACATAACGCTTCTTGCCATCAATCTCTACTTGATGCACAGCATATCCCTCTACATCGTCAATGCCGTTATACATGAATCGTACTCTAGCAACGTCCTTATCATTCTTGAGTGAAAAGTATCCTGCTCCACCTTGTCCACCATATTTGTCTGCTGTTTCTGTGTTAAATCTTGCCATAGTTTATTTTCCTTTCTTTTTATATTTATCCATTCAGCGCCATCTTCATAGCTTCATATACCGCTGAATAAATAATCGTATGTAATTTCTTTGCGGCTTCATCCGAGATTACAAACTCCATACTCTGCGTAACTTCTACTGGAAGTAAATCTGCATGAACAATCTCTGGTTCCGGTTTGTCAAGTTCATACTCACTGGGATAAATCTTGTATCTATCCTGTAAGAGTATAATTGCTGATTTGGACATTCTATTCTCACGAATCTTGTGGCTAAAATAAGAACCATCGAACCCGCAATCTCTTGATACGTCCTGCAATTTAAGACCACGTTTCTTAAAAATCTCTGCTAACTTTGTTCCATCAATCTCAACTGTTAAACTTCTTGGCATAGTTTTTATCATTTCTATAAGTTCTATAGTGTGTATCGCTACTGTTTAATTGTACTACATATTATAGTAAAAGTCAACAACGAATTTTAGAAAATGTAAACTTATTCTACTACCATCCAATCTTTTGCGGCTACATTAGTAAACGTATATGCAGGATTTTCAGTATCGAGAATATTTTGTACGCTACCATCACGACAATGCATCATAATAGTTGCATTTTCCCATGCCCAATATCCTTCCCACGAAGGACGTTTAATTCTTGCACCATTGAGCATATGAAACCACGCATCACGCCACTGTAAGTTTTTTGTTTCTTTTGGAACCATTAAAACACCTCCTCTAAATTTAATAATTCTTCTTTAGTACATTCATTTGCATCTTTTCTTCCTTTTGGAAAATAATACTCTGTTATAACCTACCAATAACAAATCCTATATCTAAAAATTCTTGTAAGCTATCTTTTGGTACTCTTCTACTTACACTGCCATTATTTATCCATATTCTACCCTTTGCCATATCTGATATATGTTGTCTTGTTTCGTATGAATGTTTGCAACCTTTAAAAGTTCCTTCTTTACCATATCTTGGATTTTTCTCACCTGATAATTTACCCTTCATAGATTTTGAGAACTTTTCAGAACGACTTCCATAATTAATATTGTATTTTCGACTACACCACTCCAAATTATCTATATAATTATTTGTTTTATCTTCGTCTATGTGATTCACTTCTGGTAAATTATTCGGATTTGAAATAAATGCTTCTGCTACCAATCTATGAACTTGTTCATCTTTCCAAACACCGCAGTTATTTAAACGCACATAACAATATCCTTTAGAAATCATAGGTTTCAAAACTTTTCCATGTACTGTTAGTTTTTCTCCATTCTTTCGCACGATACTTCTATCTAATGACCGAACATTTCCAAAATTTGACACTTGATATAAGTTCTCATATCCCCTTATATCTTTCCAAACCTCTATTCTAAACTTTTCTAACATAAACCACTCCTTAAAATACTGTTACAAGATTTTGTATTTCAACTGCACTACAATCATTTATATCCTTTCTGCCTTTTGGCAACACTACTTCCTTAATAATTTTCATATTTTGCATATTTATCCGTATTCTTTTTCGAGCCGCTTGACCAGCTTCATCAGCGTCTGTTGCTAAAATTAACTGTCTACAAGGTAACTCTCGTAATTGTTTAAACTGAATCTCATTCCCCAACCCATTCATGGCACAAGCGGGTATATCAAATGTCCACAAATATAAACAATCAATCATACTTTCACATACATAAACTTCACTCGGAAATGGGTCTAATTGATATAATTGATAAATACCATATAATTCTTTCTGCACATCTTTTGGATATTGAAAGAATTTTTGTTTCACACTTCTCTTTGCCACAAATAAACAATTTCCATATTTATCCAAATTTGGAAATGTTATACAATCTGTTTTAGAATCCCATCCTATATCGAATAACTCTACTATTTTTTCAGATACGCCACGTTTCAAAATGTATGGATGTATATATCTATACTTATCTAGTTCTTCTTCCGTAACATAATTTGTACTATTATGACTACTAATACATTTACCATCACGGTGAAAGTCAAGTGCAACATCTTTTCGTTCCTCTACCTCTACTGTTGCAAAATTCTTTAATAACCACTGCCAGCCGAACTTACCTACAACATCATCTGTGTGTCCAAAACAATATGATATTACTTCTTGCAAAGAATGTATTTCTCCACACGCAAAACAATGAAACACTCCATCTTCTTTTCTTATTCCTGCTGATGGTCTACGTTCTTGCCCGTTATTATGATATGGACAACAAATTTGAATGTGTGTTGGCCCATCTTTATATTTCTGAATTAACTGAATATCATTGGCTCTTAATTGAGAAATAAGCTCCTGTAATATGTCAATTAATTCCACATTAAACCGAACATTATTTATTACCATGCTTATCAGACCCTAAAAAATAACCAAGTATAAATCCGACTATTGCTCCTATAATATACATTATCATATTACGCTACCTCTATAATTACTCCATAATCACACTCAACAACTCTAACCGTGTCTGCAACGTCATACCTCGAATAGTTGCCAACAATCTTACCATTAGAAGTTGGATACTCTACAGAAACTTCTTTATTCATATCTGTACCTAATAACTCAATAATTAAATCTTTTACGGTCATTCTACTGTTCTGTTCTCCTTTATTTGTTTAGTTTATATGCTTCTGGCAACGGCATCCACGCAATAGGCTTACTACCATTAAACCAAACTTCCATATAAGCCTTATCGTAACGACTGAGTTCTCCATTCTGGAATGTCATATGCTTACAGAATCTCTCGCCTTTTTCATTCTCAAATGTGACATAGACTTCATCGGATATAGTTGTACCGAACTCTTTTGTCCCTATCCATTCATGTTCTTCCGGCATTCGTTCTTCGCACGGAATCCACGGCGGTTCGGGTTGAATGGTCGGTTGCATGTTAACCGCATCAATATTTAATGGTATCCACCGTTCTGCACAAAATTCTATTAGTGCGTCCGCATCAATCGGTCTCATGTTCCACTCCTTTCATTTTTGCTCCGCAGTTCGGGCAAAATTTCATTGGTGTTTCGACATAGGCATCAAACGAAGCGCCCATAGTATCAATAAAATCCAGCGGACTACCGTTGCATTCTGAGCAGATATATGAGCCATCGCTACCAATCCAGTGCCCTTCATGCGGTTCTGGCTGTGCAGGTGGTAAATTCTTCACAGCATCCAATGCTTCCAGCACACCACCAGTCCAACCGTTATCGAGACTATGCTTCAACACATATTCTCTGAGTGTATCTTCATCTCCGCAGTTGGTACATTGAGCAATCGCATCAATCGCCTGTTGTCTGTCAATCAAATCACTCATTCGGTTCTCCTTTCCGCCTGTTTTATGTATTCATCTATCTTGTCCTCATTGTTATAAATCAATCTCGGACATTTTTTACATTCCGGAACAAGCACAATGCCGTCGTAGTAGCTATCGGCACGACCCAAGCAATACGTATTGTGGTCAACTTCCTCAATGGCATATCCACCATCGCACTTGTTATGGTGTACGTACCTCATTCGGTTTTCACTTCCCTTTCTCTCAGAATTGCAATAATGTCTTTGCAAATAGATTCAGGGATAATACTAACTCCGTTTTCTGTGTTGGTTTTTACCCAATACTCAAAAGCATCTATGTGCTTTTTCTGCTCATTCGTCATGGTCCTCACAGTCCTTTCTGCGATTCTGCTTATCCTCACACATGCCATATCCGACAAGTAATCCGAGAGAGAAAAAGCAGACACCGAAAAACATCCAGATTAAAGGTTCAATCATCATGGTTCTCACTTCCTTCAATTACCAAACAATATACAAACAAAATGGTCCGATTCCGACTTGCACCAATGTGCCTGGCAGACGAAAATTAATATCAATTCCAAATATCCAAGAGTGAATATCATATGCCACTCCAATTTCGAATTTGTCATTGTCAATAAAGGCTTTATTATTAAACTTTTTCATCACCAAAATCTCCCATTGTAATAGCACAGAGTATTCCACGGATACACACTTTGATAGTTAAGATTATTAATTATCGCCTGCCGTGCATAAGGATTAATGCTTTGACACACCATACTATCAATATTCTTCCTGAACTCTTCTACTGATACTGGTTCAGGCTCGTCAATTTCATCTGCATCCCATCCTGAAACAAGTGCTTTTGTGTCATATTTCTCCATATCAAGTTCTTTTGGCGCATTATACTCTATTACTTTTTTAGTTAAGTCAAACACATCCCTAAGACTGTCATTTTGTAATTTGATACTATTCTTGAATATAGCAGATTGTTTCTCAAGGCACACTATTCTTTTGCTATCAATTTGAGCATATTCATGTGTATCGTCAAGTTTTATGGTCAATCTCATATAACCGATAAAAGCCAGAATATCAAAAACAATCTGCAATACAAGAAATATGATTCCCATTACGTTACTTCACTCCTTTCTGGTATAGCAAGTATCTTTGAAATCGGAGCATACTTATAATATGGACTTGCGCAATTATAGTCCGAAATAATATAAAAATCTGTACAATCCGTAACGTATCCAAGGTCCTCATACGACCTATCAATATCTTCTGCCTGCGACCAATCAATGGGGCAATAATCACAATTACCGCTTACACACTCGCAAAGAAAACAATTTGACATAACATCCCTATCATAATTATTCTTTCTTGCCCAGTTATAACACCAATTACGTTTAAAATCCTGCCGTTCTTCTGGTGTCGGATTATCCCCTAATTTTTCTTGCATCTCCGTCCACATCTTATAATGTAGACGGAGTGCCTCTTCTCTAGTAAGGTCTTTCTTTGTCAATATTCCATACCCCACTTATCAAAATCGCCTTTATCAACTGCCACAATTTCGTAATCATCATTGCGAGTCCAGTCTATAAATCTCTCAATAGCTCTGGCTTCATTTTCAGTAAGTGAAACAACAACACAATTATCCGCATTATTATTATAAATTACATAGTTCTTATACATCTTCGGCCTCCATCTTTGCAATCAGACTATCTGCAAGGATTCTGAAAGCAACCACATTATCATTAAGCTGTTCTTTACACCAGTCCTCTTCATCAAAATTAAACTGGAACTTTTTGTTGATTTCCGGATTATCCCAATCAACATTAGATGACCAGCCGGTTGGGAAGATTCTTACATAAATTGTATTAACGTGCCCAGAAAAATCTATGAACATCGTTGGCTTTCCTTCTATGTTTCTACATTCAAATCCATTAATCTTAATGTAATAATCAAGGATTTCACGGCACAGAGATTCCTTATCAATAGTCTCCGGTACATCTTCTTTCACAAACTCTGTACCACAATGATGGCATCTGTCCGGAATATCATTCTTATCTCTTGCCACTGTTGCACCACAATTAGGACAAACATATCTTGTGTATCCATCTTCTGCTACTGTCATAACATCTACCTTTTCATTCATATTAAATTCTCCTTTCATTGAATGAGTAATGTATCTCTACTCTTATATGATAACATTATAGTACACATATTGTCAACTACTATTTTACATTAAAATACATCTTCTTTATCACCGCTAAATTTCTTTCGTTCGGTTTTAATTGCTCGTTCTCGTTTTTCAGGTCTTGTTGCATCATCCTCAGCAGGAACCCATACAAATGAACCCGTATCTATATCCCACTGATAATTTAATTTTCCGCCAACAGCACCAAATCTCTGCTTTTTTATCTCTAATTTTAATATACCGTCCTTTGTCTGCCGAATAGATATTACTTTACTCGCATTATGTGCTATACCATCACTATCTCTAATTGTTTCAAGTTCCGGCGTTCCGTCATTATCATCTTGTGATACACCGCCACGATTTGCCTGCACTACAACTAAAATTGGTACACGCATCTCCATAGACAATGACATTAAATCCTCGCTTATATTAGTAAGAGTTGTTGTTTTATTATCACCGCGTTTATAGCGTTCATCTGTCATATAAGTAATACCATCTACCGCAACTAGGTCTAATTTATACTGCTGAATCCAGTTTCTTAGTTTAGTGACGGTTATCTGCCTATTAAAATCATTTGGAGTAGATACAATAAATTTATTATCATTTTTTGGTAATTCAGCTATATAGTCAGAATATTCCCTTTCATCTATATCATCTTTACCCCACATAAGTCCTTTATTACTAAAATTCTTATGTAACGTATCAAATCTATAGCCTATACTATTTGCGCCCATTTCTGGACTTACATAGCCTACATTAAATCCCAACTGCCATACATGCGTACACATCTTTTCGAGCACCCACGATTTACCTTGATTTGTTCTCGCAAATATGACAATTAATTCCTCTTCTCTTTGGATACCGTGAATTAATTCATCTAATTCTTCGAATCCGCAAGTAAAGAACCATTCTGCTTGATGTTCTTTGCGCTCCTTAAATTGATTATATCTATCTTTTGCATCTGCTATAATATCTACACCACTTAATCTATATGACGGTTGTAATTCTTGCAAAGAGTGAATAAGATATTCTGCGGCGGCATTAGAATCCGACTTCAATAATTCAGCCGCTTTTTGAATAACGGGAACAGATTTATAATACAGATATTCCTCACGTATAGAATCGACAAGGTATCTATCTGATTCTGTTACGTCCACAAGTTCTATATCTGGGAATTTGGAAAGAAATGTTGCTTTGTCGGGCACGTTTCCGTATGACTTCTTATGCTCTATTAGATAGTTATATTCATCCTCATAACCAACAAAGTAATCTGCTGTTAAAAGGTTGTTTTCAACTATAGATAAGTCTTGGGTTGCTAAAATTTTGCTTATTATCTGTAAAGTTACCATTCTGACCGCCTATCTTTTCCTTTAAATTCTACAAGTGTTGACATATTCCAGATTCTACTTGCAAGTCTTTGTCCTACAGCTTTTGTCAACGCTTCTTGACTTGTAAGATTACCTGTATATATATTTGCTAGACCGTCAGATACACGCTGGTCTATAATAATCAATAACTGTTGGGCATCGTAATCTGATAATTTAGTGCTTGCTATATCATCCCATATAACTAAGTCCACGGTCGCTAATGTCTTTCTTAATGCCTCATGTGATTTACTAAAATCTTTCAAGGTAGTAAATAACGATGGGACATGCTGAAAGTATCCTCTTGCACGAAATCCATTACCTGCCCAGATACTATCAAAATATTTCAATAGTAATTTTATCGCCCAACTCGTCTTTCCATTTCCGGTTTTTTCACTAAAAATGTACAAAGACTCTCCATTATTTACAAAGTTTTCAATGTCCTCTTTTATGTCTGCCAACAGTTTAAAAGATTCTGGGTCACGACTTCCGTCTAATGCTATAGGTCGCTGTCTATTCTTAGACAAACCACTATTCTGCATTAAATACTTCATCTCGGAATATCGTATACAATTTGTACAAAAATCGTAGGTACACACATTTTTGTACCAACAATCTTCCTTTCTTAGTACCATACTTGTACACCTCTTGCTTCTAGTTCTTCACGTTCCTGTTCTATTTGTCGTTTCTCTTCTGGCGTATATGTTTCACACGATAGTCCTTCTTCCCAAGGTTTACCTTTTCGTATATCATAATCTTTACTATAAGAAGAATTAGAAACTGGATAAAAAGATAGATACCCTCGTTCAATACTCTGCTTTATAACTGCTTCATAAGATTGTACATCTTCTCCACAAAGTTCTGCAAGTTTATTGAGCATACCTTTCCACATATTCGTATACAAAGGCTTATCTTTTACTGACATTCTATATCGTAAATAATCAATGAGGAGTTTTCGTATATTACCCCAACTACTAAAATCATAACTATCAATTAGTGTGGTGCATTTCGTAAACAAATTATCTTTCTTTGGCTTCGATTTACCAAAAGTAAAATCCGATTTTGTAGTAGTATCTTTAGATACTACTGTAGTTTTACTATTTGTATTATTGTCTATATTATTAGATTGTAAATTTTGCGATTCTGCCTCGCATTTTTTGCTACCCTGAATTGTATTTTTTACTACTCTGATTTTACGGTGTCTTCCATCAAATGATAGTTCTTCAATCATTCCTAAGTCTTTTAGTTTTTTAATTGCTTTTGATACCTTAGATTCACTACAATTACAGAACGTGGCAAAGTATTCATTACCCGCTGTACAATGATTTTCGTTATCCAAACTATCTATTTCCACAAATATTATTTTCTCTAACAGCGTAAGTTCTTCATTAAGCCATATTTCTTTTGGTATCCAAACACCTTTAAAATCTCTGTTCATCAACAATTCTCCTTTAATTACTAAGCGGTCTACAGCGTACAAAACCTTTTAATAAATCAAATTTCTCAATAGTCATTATATAAGGCTTAGATAATCCCCAACTGTGTCTAGGATTTCTGTGAGGTAACACTTCACATGTATAAAACTTTTCATACTCATAAAGTACAACCATAGGTAACCATACACCTTTGAATAAATCATTGCTAGGATTTGTGTCAAATACGCCTTCAATTTTATCACCAACTTTTAATTGTCTAAGATAATTACCATACATACTACAATCTCCCTACATAAACAAATAAGTCTGTATACATACGGCCGTGACCCCGTATATATACAGACTTTGTTAGTCTTGTCTCCCTATAAGGTGTGCATCGCATGTACCGTCACGGAAGTACAAGCTAACCTATTTGTGTATCTACCGATACAAAATGTTTCAAAGAAAGGAGGACTCTCTAATGAATACAATTAATTATAGCACATGTTTTGAAAATTGTCAATAAATTTTCTATTTTTTTCTGAAAGTTCGTAAAATTTCTTCAATTTGATTATCAACTTCGGAATTACATGTTTCCCAGAGTGCGGCTCTTTCCTCTGTTATATCATCGGTTGGGTTAATACTTCTTTCTTCGCACCACTCTACTGTATAAAAACTATCTCCTACTTTAATGCTTGCTCGACTTGTGGCGCGGATTGATGTTGTTTCTGCCATTCTTCTTTCTCCTTACTTTTGTACGTAAATAAACAAGGTACATTGTCATTGTTAATGTCTCAAGACAAGTCATTAGTCCTGCACATGCTATAAATCCACACCAAAACTCTGGGATATTCATATTAGTTCTCCTTCTTTGCTTTACTGATTCTGAGTGTTTCTACTTCCTTTGTTTCTATAGCGCCATCAATTTCAAGTAAAATATCATCCGAGATTTTACCGTCATAAATAGCTTTTTCCAGTGCGTCAAAATCAAAGTATTCTTTAGTCTTAACTACACCTGAAATACCGTGTCGTTTTGCAATTTCGATTAGCTTTGCCTCATTTGGATTGTCTTTCTTTGTCCTAGAGTAAGATGCTTTGTATCCGCCTACAACATAGTTCTGTAGTGCAAAGTCCTTCATGATGGCTTTAATCTCAGCATTTTCTCTGTCGCAAATTTTCTTATATCCATCAAGTTCAGCTTTATTAGCAGCGTATTGGGGCACTAATCTGTCAAGGTCATTTAAGTTCATTCGTTTCTCCTATGATAGTATCTTTGAGTAATACTACCCATTAGTCCATTTCTTCCGTGTGGAATAGCTTTCTTAAATTCAATTAACTTCGGAATATCTGATTCTTTCCAATATCTTGTTTGTCTTTCTCCAAATTGAGTATAATCCGGTAGCATTTTGGCGAACTCATTATCTGGATTCTCTCTCTTGAACCAGTACCAGTTGTTAATTGACTTACAGCTACTTCCAATAGTTACAGCAACTTCTTCGATTCTTAATAATTTCTCTTCCATAAACTCTCCTCTCAAATCATAGAATCACCTCGTTTCAGTTTTCATAGTTGTACATCTTATTTATCATTATACAACATAAATATAGTTATGTCAACAGTTACCCGATAAGAAAATCAGGCACCATTTGATTTTCTATTCTTCATAGATATTCCTTTATTCCATGCTGTTCTACCTTTTAATCGTTCAGATTGTTTTTTCTTCTCTTCATCCGTCCATTTTCTATGTGGCTTTCCTTTCATTGCCTCACTAATGCGTTTCTTTGTTTCTTCACTATGTCTATATCCTGGATTATTACACGGCATACCTTTCATAGATTCTGATATTTTTCGTTTATGTTCTTCTGTAAGCTGTTTGCCTTTAAAACTACCTTCACGACCTTTTAACGTATTACTAATTTTCTTTTTCACTTCATCGGGACGTGATTTTCCTATCATCGCTTTTCGTAATTTGTTACGAGTTTGTTCTGATACGATATGACCATTAAGTTTTTCGCTTATAAGAGTTCTGGTTTCTAAATTAAATGTACCACTGTTACTTGCTTCTCTTACATTATATGTATTTATTGAATCTATACCGCCATAATAATCTATCCAATATTGCTCACGTTCTGTTAAATTTTCTAATTCACATTCCTCAATTATTGAAAATGTAAACTTATTTGCGCCGTATTTATTCCAAGCATTTTGAAGATGTTTATTGACATGATAACCACTAACAAGAGCATTTATATGTTTTTGTATGCGTTTATCAATGTTTTCAGCCTGTCCGATATACACATGATTATTAATCGTATTTGTAATTTTATAAATCCCTGTCATATTATACCTCAATTTTTTGTAAACTACTTGGTCTTACATAGTTATAATACTATATAAGACCAAGTTTGTCAACTTAATAAAAAATCGAGCATTTTTGATTTATCACCAATCACTTTTCCATCGACTAACATATCAGCCATTTTGCCTTTATTTTCAACAAGTTCATGCACTCGCTCGTCTATTGTATCTTTACATATCAATGTATAGATAGTAATATTTGTTGCCTGACCAATTCTGTGCAGACGGTCTTCTGCCTGTTCTTTGTTTGCTCTATTCCAAGGTTCGTCCATGAAGATTTCAACTGATCCTGCTGTAAGAGTAAGTCCAGTACCCATAGCACCAATAGTTCCCACAATTACATTACAAGATGGGTCATTCTGAAATCTATTTACAGCGCCTTGTCTATGTCTATCCTCTAACTGACCTGTAATAAATACAGCGCCAAATTTTTCAACTCTCTTGAAGATAACATCGGTCATCTGTGTCCAGTTAGAGAAGATAACAACCTTCTTACCATTCTGTACAGCTTCTTCCACAAGTTCTTCCATCCTATCAAGTTTAGCAGATTCCTTAACTGTAGAAGAAAGAATTCCTGTATAGCCAGTTGCCTGTCTCATGCGAATAAGTTCGGCAAGAGGATTATTCTGCATCTTAATCTGGTCGATATTCATTTTAATTGCCGCAGTAACTTCTTTATAAATCTGTTCCTGCTTCGGTGTCATTTCAACATACTCTGTAATATAAGTTTTCTCCGGCAGGTCAAGAACTTCATTCTTTAATCTGCGGAGCATGATTTCATTTAACTGTGCCTGCAGTTCATCAAGATAACGATAACCTACACATTCATATCCACCGTATCCGCCGAATACTCCGTAGTGTCGTTTGAATGCATAAAACGCATGTTTTTCATATCCGAGCCATTTAAGAATGATGTATAAATCAAACGGGTTATTCATAAGCGGAGTTCCTGTCATTGCAATTCTGCACTCCGGCTGAATTTTAAGAATGCCTTTGCCCTGCTGTGAAGACGGATTTTTGCACTTATGAATCTCGTCAATAGCTACGATTCCAATAGTGCCGTCCTTTGCGTATTTTGCGATTTTAGACACTATCTGTTCATTACGCATAGATTCTACATTAGTAATAAGAAAGTAGCTAGAAATCGACCCTAGTGCGTTTAAATCGTCAATCTTATCTGCTGTGCTACCGATAACAGTCTTGTGATTACGAGTACGCTGTCCAAGAATCCAAGCATCTTCATTAGAGTGGGTATGAATTTCATTTACCCAGTTCCATTTCAGACCATTGACACCGCAGATAATAAGACAGTGCTTATAACCTTTAAGCTGTTTCTTGGCTACAGCAATGTCAATAACCTGCTTTGTCTTGCCAAGTCCCTGTTCGTCACCGAGAAGCCATCTGTCATTATTCAGACCATAATTAAATCCTTCAATCTGATGTTCAAACGGCTTTGTCTTGAACTTAAAGTTTACAGGCATCTTGACTGCTTTCTTCTCAGCAAAGGCTTCCCATGCACCATGAATATCAAACTCAAATTCCGGCAGAGAATCAACGAAAGTCTTGAAAAACTTAATCGGAAGTTCCCACTCTTTCTTATTCTTATCCCATGCACGATTTGTACATGTTCGGATAACATCTACGATTTTCTGATTGTACGGAAATGTCACAAACATTGACCAATCTCCGTTACACTTCTTTGCTTTATCTAATCTAATATCTACCATTTTAGTACCTCACTCAAAATTGCTGTTAACTTTATCACATAAACATTATACTACATGATAAAGCTAACAGTCAAGAAATATTTTTAATCGGCGTTAATAATATTACTGATTCAGTACAGTAACCGCAAGTTCATGTGAGCCACATTTAGCACAACGATATGCATAATTATAATCATGTGTGGAAAGATATTGTACAACCTTTGTACGTTTTTTGAAATATGATTTTGCTCCACAGTTATTGCATGAAACTGTATAACGATAACTGGCTATTTGATTTTCGAGATTAACTCCAAGTTCTGCCGCACTATTTGTTCTTTTGATATTGTATAGAGGATAATACTCTTTATTAACACGCTCGGCACACTTCTTCCATTCTCCTGTGTGACACATTCTCCCAGGATATGCATGAAGTAGTTCGTGAATCATGGTATTAAGTGCTGATTCCCAAGTTACATCATCTGCCAAAAGGCTGTCAGAAATTTCAATTTTATAACACATATTTCCTATTGATGTGCAACGACCCCAACGTCCTGTCGCCCTGCTATTAACTGTCACGCTGACTATTCTACCATAAGGTATATTTAAATCGTCAAGTACATCTTTTGCATCCTGTAATAAAATATTTATGTTTTTCATACTGTCCTCCAGAATTTTGATATTTTTCTATCTATAAACATTATACTACATATTATAGTAGATTTCAACATTCTTTTGTAAAAAAAAATAAGAGATACATTACTGTATCTCTTTAACCATCTGTTTGATTATTTCTCGTTCTTCTGGCATATCCGTATTATTGTACAAAGTCTGTATGAATTCTTTTATTTCCTTGCATAATTTTTGCATATTTATGCATACATCCTTTGCAGTAGTTTTGTACATTTGATAATCCTTTTTTGCATCAATATATTGCAAATAGGACGGTAATATATCATTCAGTTCGGCAGTAGTAGAATCATAATTGGAAGTTCCTAATAAATGCGCCTTTACCGTATATAATGCTGAAAGATTTCTTATATTAGATAATGAAGATTCACTCTCTTCCAATTCATCTATTAGTGCATTGACAGTGTTTATATCCATTATAATATACTCTCAATTTAAAAATGAGGGAGATTTCTCTCCCTCTAGTATTATAATTACATTTTTTCCAGTCTGTCAACACATTGCTGTAAGGCGCTACGTTCTTGCGGTGATTTAGCATCATCCATCATATCCTGCAGTTTACCAATCATACGCTGTTTATCCGCTGAATTGCCATCCCTGCTTACGTATCTACCAGTTCTTGCATCACGACCTCTGCGATATGAATTTTCGGTAGATGCATCATAACTTCCGTCATAGGAACCATCATACGCACCGTCATAAGCGCCATCGTATGCATTATCATACGCATTACTATTATCACGACCTCTACCAGTACCGTCAACCCCTCGTCTGTTGCTCTGTCCATCGTTTGAATGTACTTCACGCATGGAACGATTTTCCATTTCCTGATTCCAAACAGGTGCATACGAGTTCCCGTTGTTGCTCATACCATCATTCTGATACATAAACCAAGGATAGTGTGTAGATTGACCGTTCATATAACTATCTCTACGTCCGTATCTATTCATTGAATAGCCATTAGACTGTTCGCCTTGCATATGATTTTGTTCTTCTGCCTTTTTCATGGCTTCTTTTGTTTCAAAATCAAGTACAATAGCAGATGCTTTATACAAGCTATCAAGTTCCTGCGGAGTAATGTCACCTTTTTTAACAATCTTTTTAATCTGGTCTTCCAGAATCTCTTTTACTGCTTCATAATGTTTATCCATAGTAACATACCTCCTTTCTTATGCTATTCTGCTGACAGTAAGATTAGCGTTTTGTACATTTATTGGCGGTGCCGGTATTGTTGCCGGGTCTGTACTTTCGCTAGTATTCTCAACACTAACATTCATACAACAGCCTTTTGGAACAGTAATAATCGCAGTAGATGTGACATTAAAATAATTTACATTTGATGGCGGTGCTTCTGCGGCCGCGGCTGGTGTAACAATCGCTTTACTCGTTAATACTGGTTCCCCATCAATAGCGAGTGCTAAACTTATGGGGGCGGGTGCTGTCCCGCCCTCTGGTATAGCAATATTGCCATTAAAGGTGACCTGATAACGTGCAAAACAATTATTAGTAATACCACGGAGAGTTACAATACCACTGCCATTTCTGTGATATACATAGCCTTTTGGACAACCAATAGAAGTATTAAGTGTTACTGGTTGGTTCGGCTGAACAAGCTGAATTTCGTTTTTCGTAAACTCTGCCATGATTTTACCTCCATCAAATTAAACCTGTATTACCACCACATCCACAACCACAGCCGTTATTGCTGTTGCATGTAAAAATTGGTGTGCGTCCATAAACCGGAGTTGTTGGAACTGGGCAATTATTTAATCTGTTATAGAGCTGGTCAACTTCGTTAGCGAATCCCTGAGAAATAAACGCATTCTGCGCAACCTGAGATTCTTTAAATGCCGCCATATTAAGCTGATTCTGGAGCCCAATGTTTTCTCTCTGAGCCTGAGCAAGCTGACCCTTAACACCATCAAGTTCAAGAGCGCACAGCTTATCAAGAATAGCCTGAGTGCCACGATTTTGAGAATCAATAATATCTCTTGTATTTTGCATGGACTGTGTTCTATCGGCACAGTTCTCAGTGGCAACAGTATATTTCAGGTCGGCTAAACCGAGTCTGTTTTCACAGCAACAATCTGCAAACTGTGAACCAATGCTGTTAAATCCCTGCATCATAGCAGTCTGGGCACCAAATGCCTGATTCATATTTGCCATCTGACGGGAATTAGCCGCTGTCTCAGCATTAAAGAACCCATTATTAACTGTTGCATTAACTCCTGCAAAACCATTGCAGAGGGACTGCTGTACGTCCCCAAATCCATTGCAAAGCTGAGTAGAAATTCCAGAAATTCCATTCTGTAAACTGCCAATCCCAGCCATTACGGACTGCTGGTCAAACCCTCTCTGAACATCAGCATTTGTAGAGTTGTTCAAAATATACGGCATTGCGCCACCTCCACCATATCCGCCACCGAAGCCATTACCCCAGCCACCGAGTGCGAACAAGAAAAGAAGAATAATCCCAATTTGTTATCGTAAAGGCTTTTTATCCTTTACTTCTTACACTTGTTATTCGTGTAAGTTCAGCATATCTTTTCAATACTTCCAAGAACGTTCTTGTCTAATAGCACGAATTGTAGATGCGGCAACATTAAAAATTTTAGATAATTCTGGTGAAGTAAGTTCCGTATGTTTTCTAATAAATTTGACTTGCTCTTGAGTGAGTTTAGACCATGGGCAATTCTCTCCTGCTATCTGCAATTTTTCTTCAACTGCATGGTCTCTATTCTGTTGATTTGTCACCCACTCTAAATTATCTACACAATTATTATGTTTATTGCCGTCTTTATGATTTACTTGTGGTAAGTTATCTGGATTCGGTATATATTTAGTTGCTACAAGTCTATGCACAAATTGTAATTTGCCACCTATAGAAACTCTGTAATATCCCTTACCATTATCTTGTGGTTTAACATGTCGGCCACTATGTTTGTTTATAACTTCACCATCTCTTGTAATCTCATAATCATCTACTGTAAAAGTTCTATACACTCTTGGCATAATAATCCACCTCCTGATAATACTATATCATTTGAATGATTATTATGCAATAAGCATTGTTGCGGCCTCGTGGAAGAATTATATTCTGTATATACAGGTTCATCTTCTATGCGTTGCCCCTGACTGCATTATTACATACAGCCTTCGGTTCGGATTAGCATTTCAGCCTTCCCGCTTAATTCCGCAATTTAAAGTTGGCAGATATGTTTACCAACCGTTGTCTCCGCCCCAGCCGCCAAAGCCAGAGCCACCACCGCCATACATAGGCGAAACGGGCATAATCATACCGTTACCTCCGCTTTCTTCTGTTAAAGACATAACTTTAATTCCTTTCAAAAATAATATTTATACTGAAACCTTGCGCATGGTTTTTGTATCACTTGTTTAACATATTTTGGATTTGTGTCGCCATTTGAGAAAGTTGATTATATTGCTGTTGCGACATTTGACCTGAATTAAGAAGTTGTTGAACTTGTTGTCTTGGGTCACCTTGAAATGTTTGCCTAAAATTGTTCAATTTCTGTACAAAATTTTGCATATTATTAAACGGTGCGGGAAGTGAAGAATTATTGCCTAATACATTGTATAAAGAATTAGCCATTAGAAGAATCTCCCTTCTTTGCTGTTCTGCTATTCTTTGCCATCAATTCATCTAGTTTTTTATTGAATTCTTCTCTAGTTACAAATTGAGAAGTATCAAATTCTACATGTTGTGCAACCGGTGGAGCAGATTGTTGAACAGTTCGTTCCGTATAATCAAAGATTCTTAACGGCAGCGGCATCCCACTCTGGTCAGATGATTTAATGTAGAAAGTATTAGATTCACTATCCATAAGCATTACACTTTTACCCGGTGCAACCGCCCATGATTTTGCTCCAGCTTCACCTTGTACCCACAAAATACCGTTATCACTTACAGGCTGTTGTACAACTTGTGGTTGTTGTGGTACAACTGTTGTTTGCTGTGGAGCATAACTATATTGAGGATACATTTGTTGATAATTCATAGGAAATCCGTTATTATATGCCATTTATCATTTCTCCTTTCGCCAATAATAGATTGGTATTTCATTGCCACTATCCCACGTATCATAAAAAATACCTTCACCAAATGCTACAACATGTGTACCCGTTGCTAATATTCCTTCTAAATTAGGATTATCTTCAACAAATTGTTTAATCGTGTAACAATTAGGACAAGTATCTGGAATAATATATCGTTTGAAACCGTGTTGTGATAAATATGTTCCCCACACATCATTAGAAGATGGTATGTCGTGCATACAAAATGCTTGTATCATAATATCTAAAAACACATCTTCCCATGAACTATTAGTGGCCTTTGCTATTGCTCTAATAACACAATCGCCAACTAATTTTCTTTCTGGATTAGGATTATAACTTACGTAACCCATAGATATTACTCCTCGCTTTCAAAAGAAGTATATAATAAAAGAGACACCGTAGATTCTACAGTGTCTCTATAATTTGAGTATTGAATTGCTTCTTATTTTATATGCTATTTATACGATTTATTTTGCTTTTTACGCGCCTTGCTAATTTGGATACTTGACTTTCTGAAATATTCATTCCTAGAGCAATTTCAACATTAGACTTTCGTTTTGCCTTCAGATTAAAATATTGCAATTCGTGCTCTGAGAAGTTACACAGGCTTCTAAATGTATCCAATTCAGGTTCTACAAAATCATAAATTTGCATATAATAATCCTCTCATTATTCTATTATTATAGTTGTGGTTGTTTGTTATAGGCTTCTAAATGGGCGTTTAGTTTACCAAGGCCTTGTATCCTGATACCTTGATAAGTTGCCGTAGGTTTCTACTGTTGCACCTTCTGCAATTTCAATAGCATCGTATTTGCAGGTTCCGCTGTTGCCGACTACTGTAACGTTTACGCAATTTTCATCGGCTTGTAGGAAATGACCAACCGCGGCATACGTATTGCCGGTAATTGCCATATATTCACATGATTCCAAG